GTTACAGACCCTGACCAGAAGTTCTGGGAACCAGCATTGGAGCGTAGGCTTGAGATCCAGCAGATGACTGGTGGGTATAGCGTAGAGGATTTTGACAAAGCTGCAAGCTATCAAGTAGATGGCTTTGGTAATATGTACGAGTATTACATGTCTGACTATGTTGAGATTTTGGAGTTCTATGGGGACTACCATGACTCCACTACAGGAGAGCTACGCACAGAGCGCCTAATAACTGTTGTAGACCGTTCCACCACTGTACGTGATGTAGAGATACCAACATGGTTTAGTGGAGCTCCTATACGTCATGTAGGCTGGAGATTCCGTCCTGATAACCTTTGGGCTATGGGGCCATTAGACAACCTTGTAGGTTTACAATATCGTCTAGACCACTTAGAGAACTTGAAAGCTGATGCCATGGACTTGACAGTTCATCCTCCACTAAAGGTAATTGGTGAGGTTGAAGAGTTTAAATGGGGGCCGGGTGTTGAGATACAGATCGATGAGAATGGTGATGTACAGGAGCTGGGCAAGAACCTAAATGGCATTATGGCAGCAGCTAGTGAAATGGCAGCTATAGAAGACCGTATGGAGCTCTATGCTGGCGCTCCAAGGGAAGCAGCAGGGATACGTACCCCCGGAGAGAAAACCCTCGGAGAGGTCATGCAATTGGCTACAGCAGCTGGTCGTATTTTCCAGACTAAAGTAACTGGCTTCGAGATGAATCTCCTAGAGCCAATTCTCAATGACATGCTAGAGACTGCTAGACGTAACCTAGACATAACTGATGTTATCCGCATAACAAACTCAGACTTAAAGGTTAAAGAGTTTTTAAGCGTCACTAGGGAAGAGATTGTTGCTAATGGCATAGTAAGGCCAATAGGTGCTAGACACTTTGCTAAGCAGTCTCAAGACTTGCAGAACGTAATGACAATCTTCAACTCCCCATTAGGGCAGATGATTATGCCACACACTTCTGCTAAAGCTATGACTGACTTTGTTAATGACATAACTGGACTAGAGGGCTATAACATCTTCCAACCTAACATTGGTGTGTTTGAGCAGACAGAGATACAGTCAACTGCTAGCAGAGCACAGGAAGAAGCATTAATTAGAGACACAACTCCGTTGGAGGGATCATGAAGACATTATGGCTTAAAGGTGTAGAGAGTGATAAGCACGATGCTGTTAAGAGCTCTTTTAAAAGTGGGGTTGACCTGAGAGAGAGGCTTAAAGCACTGTGCGCTGATAAGATAGCAACTGCTATGACAACTCATAGGAACCAATATGACAGTCCAAGCTGGCCTTATGAGCAAGCAGATGTCATAGGTTATAGGAGAGCATTAGAAGAAATAATAAGTCTTTTAGAGAACTAATTACGTAACAAAACAAGAAATTTCTAGTATATAGTAGTATATAATAAATATACTAGAAGTTACTATTATTAATATATAATATTATAAATAATAACTAATATTATTAACAACAGTAGGATACTCACCAAGTATGACAACTGATCAATCAGCATTTTCAAGCAGCTCTCAAGAAGCTGCTCCGCAGGCAACCCCTGCACAAGAACCTTCTCAACAGTCTGCTTTTACAGACCAGTTAAGCATGATTAAAAATGAGAATGGAGAGCAGAAATATGACAGCGTCAATAAAGCTTTAGATGCTTTAGCTCATTCACAAGCATACATTCCGCAGCTTAAGTCAGAAGTAGAAACTAAAGATGCAGAGATTGCTAAGCTCCGTGAAGAGTTAAGTAAGCGTGAAGCCGTAGGCGAAGTTGTAGAGAAGCTCACTGCACAGCAAGCCCAACCTGAGCCTACCCCTCAAGTTAGTGGACTGAATGAGCAGGACGTACTAAACCTCGTTCAGAACTTCTCTCAGCAGCAAGCTCAACAGCAGACAGCTGCGTCTAATGAGAAGTTAGTTAGTGATGCACTATTCGGACAGTATGGCGACAAGACACAAGAGGTGGTCGCTACTAAAGCTGCTGAATTAGGCATGACTGTCGAAGCACTGCAAGGATTGTCACAGACAAGCCCACAAGCAGCCCTTCAACTTTTTAGTGCTAGTGTAGGTAGTTCCCAAACTAAGGCTACCACAGGCTCTTTTAATATTGCCGCACAAGCTCCTAAAGAAACATATAATGTAGCCCCTCCAGAGAAATCTCTGTTAAGAGGAGCTTCCACTAATGAGCAGGTGGAGTATTTACGAAAGATTAAAGACTCCGTCTATAAAAGAAATAATGTAGAAACTTGAGGAAATAGATAATGCAACTTACGTCTAATACTACTGCGTTTATCGAACAGCAGATTTATTCTGACTTTATCCTAATGAACCTCCACGATGGTTTGCTAGGTGAACAATACTACAGAAATGTTTCAGACTTCGGCTCTGGCGATACAATTAATATCCCAACTGTGGGTTCTGTAACTATTCAGGAAGGTTCTGAGAACGAAGCTTTCACATACAACCCAATCGACACTGGTCGTGTAACACTTACTATTACTGATTATGTTGGTGATGCTTGGTTCGTTACTGATGACATGCGTGAAGATGGCACTAACATTGACGCTCTTATGTCAGCACGTTCAGTAGAATCTACTCGTGCAATTCAAGAGAATTTCGAGACTCGCTTCTTGGAAGTAGCTAACGCTGGTCAAGACCAGTCTACAGCTAACACAATTAATGGCTTTGCTCACCGCATTGCTTCAGCTGAAGTTAATGATGTGTTCCATGAGCACCACTTGGCTGATATGCGTCTAGCTTTTGACAAGGCTAACGTACCTATGCAAGGTCGTGTATTCATTGCTGACCCAGTAGTTGAAGCTACTCTTAACAAGAAAGTGACCATCTCTAACGACATCACTTCTTTCGCAGAGTCTGTACTACGTAGTGGTATGTCTTCTGGTATGCGTTTCGTTGGCCAGTTGTTCGGCTTTGACATCATCTTGTCTAACCGTCTAACTACTGGTTCACTAACAGATGGTACTGAGACTGTTGCTAATGGCGTTGCTAACATCGCTATGTGTGTACTAGATGACCAAACTAAGCCAGTTATGGGCGCTTGGAGACGACAGCCTCGTGTAGAGGGTGAGCGTAATAAAGACCTACGCCGTGACGAGTTTGTTGTATCTTGCCGTTTTGGTCTTGGTGTACAGCGTACTGACACTCTTGGTGTTATCATCACTTCAGCAACAGCTACTGAATAAGGAGAATTATAATGGGTTTTGAAACAAGTCCTTTTGGATATGCAGACGGTTCTAACGTCTCTGGTACTGTTGTGAATCACTACGGTGCTCGTGAAACACAAGTTGGTGTTGCTTCTGGTGGTGAGCTAGCTGGTGGTGAAGGCGCTGTTAAAGAAGCGGTCATCTTCATTAAAGGTAGTGACTTTACTTCTGGTTCTTTTGATACACGCCTCACCATTCCTGATGGAGCTAAGTTCCTAGAAGCTTATGTAGAAGTTACTGAAGCATTTGCTTTAGGTGGTACTACTCCTACAATGAACATTGGTACTTCTGGTTCAGCAGGCACTAACTATGCTATTGAGCTTTCAGAAGCTAATGCAGAAGCAGTTGGTGAATACTACAATGCAACAGGTGCTGGTACTTGGGGCTCTCCTCTAGCAGCAGATACTACTGTAGCAGTTGAGTTAGATGGTACATCACCTACAGTTACTTCAGCTGGTGAAGCTAAGGTAGTGATCCGTTACATCAAGATTTAATCTTGGTTCTTAAGGAGGAGAGGGAAGAGATTTCTTCTCCTCTTTTTATTTGGCCGGAGGAAATAATGGCAACAAGACAGCACAAAGACATACCAGAAGCCCAGCTCCACGAGCCAAAGGGTATAAGTACAGCAACAGCAGATCAGCTATATTTTGCCAATGGCGCTGGAGGAGGTGCTTGGGCCAAATACTTTGACAAGCTAGAAGTGGTTAAGCAAGCCTCAGATTTAGCTGGAACCTTGTCCAGCGAGACTATCTACTTCATAGATGGTGTAATAG